CATAGTTACACGATCATCTTAAAATCACGCCAGTTAGGATTGTCTACTTTATCTGCTGCTTATGCGTTATGGATGATGTTATTTAAAGCAGACCAGAACATATTGGTAATTGCTACGAAGAAAGATGTGGCGAAAAACGTAATAACAAAAGTAAGAATAATGCATGACAACTTACCTTCGTGGTTAAAAAGTCCTACAACTGAAGACAATAAAATGTCATTAGTATTAAAAAATGGATCACAAATAAAAGCTATTTCAAGTTCGCCAACGGCTGGTCGTTCTGAAGCTTTGTCATTATTGATTCTTGATGAAGCCGCATTTATTTATGACATTAAATTGATTTGGGGTGCTGCTCAACAAACTCTTGCTACTGGTGGAGATTGTATTGTCCTTTCAACGCCAAATGGTATGGGTAACTGGTTTTATGATATGTGGAGTGGTGCGGAAGAAGGTATTAATGGATTTCATACTATTTCATTAAAATGGGATGTTCATCCTGAAAGAGATCAACGGTGGAGAGACGAACAAGATGTTAAACTTGGCGTTCGACTTGCTGCTCAAGAATGTGATGCTGATTTTCTTGCTTCTGGTAATAATGTTGTTAGTCTTATAACACTCAAGTTTTTTGAAGAAACCTTTGTTAGAGAGCCCGCAGACAAACGTTCAGTTGATAAAGGGTTGTGGATTTGGGAATATCCTGATTATAATAGGTCTTATATTATTTCTGCTGACGTTGCTCGTGGCGACGGAACTGATTATTCTGCTTTTCAAGTGTTTGATGCTGAAGCGTTGACACAAGTGGCAGAATACAAAGGACAAATAAATACTCGTGAATATGGGAGACTCCTTGCTTCCGTAGGTATTGAGTATAATAGTGCTTTAATCGTAGTTGAACGCGAAAATGTTGGTTGGGATACAATACAAGAATTAATTGATATAAATTATCAAAATTTATTTTATTCGTCAAATGATTTACAATATGTTGATTCGTCAAGATATATCAATAATAAGATAGGGCGAGAAGAAAAGAAAATGAAACCAGGTTTCGCTACAACTCATAGAAATAGAGCATTAGTAATATCAAAAATAGAAAGATACTTTGAGGAAAACAGTAATGAAGATAACGCCTTCAAGATATATTCTCAAAGACTGATAAACGAGTTGAAAGTTTTTATTTGGAATCACGGTAAAGCTGAGGCTCAAGGTGGTAAGAATGACGACTTAGTTATGGCGTTGGGTATATTATTATGGACAAGAGATACCGCTATGAGATTGAGAAGTGAGGGTATTGAGCTTACCAAAATGGTATTGGATAGGATCGGAAAATCTGAATTTGATTTGGGATTGTATAAACCTGGGCAAATGACATATGATCCTAATAAAATGGATATTGGAAAAGAAGTAATAGATTTGCGACAATTTTATTAATAGGGGATACAAATGAAAAGATTAACAAAAGAAGTAAAAGATGTAGAAAAAAGAGTAAAGTTGGAGTTAGAAACTATTTATAAGGATAAGGAAAAACTTGATATTAATTTACTTACAAAGTTGCTTGGTATTCCTTTAATTGACGTTAAAAACATTTTGGGAGTAGAAAAATAGTGGAAACATTAATATGTGAATTACCACACGGCGACTATAATGAAAAGGGAATAGAGGGAATAGATTTTCGTATTGAGAGAATGCCTCTTTCACAAGACCAAAAGAACGATTTGGTTAGAAATTTTCGTAATGGAAAGGGTATTATCGGAAAAATGCCTAAATCTAACAAACTTATGTTGTTTACGCCAAATGGAATCAAAGTATTGAAAGGAAAACCATCTGATAAGAGTATGATTTTACCGCAAGATTGGTCAAAGTATGCGGTTATCCTAAAAGATCAAATTGGAGAGATAAAAGAGATAATTCGTAAAGTGGTTAGAGAAATGATGTTGGAAAAGTGGAAAGGTGAGGGGTCTACTGGGACATGATAAAACTAAAACGACTCATTGAAGATACGATAGGAAAGGTATCTCAGAAGATCAATGTTGTAATACAGCTTGATAAAACCAAGCATGCTGCCGAAAGACAGCAACGGCACGAGAAATATATCACCGACACTGAGATTAAATTTCTCGCCGAAAAGGCGATAAAGAAAATAGGTCAAATGTTAATGATGGACGAAATAGATATAAATGACCAATTGATAATTCAAGACACAAAGACCGATTTAAATCTTGTTGGTCAAATAAAACGACAAGGTGATATGTTAGATTTCGTAATAATTACTGTAATGATAGAAAAAAACTTTAGAAATATAAAAGGAACTAAGGTAATCAAAATATAGAACGATTATTTGAGATTTAAATATTTATATTTAGGGAAGTTAGAATTACATAAAGGATAAAAAATGGCAGACAACGAAAGTAACACACTATTTTCAAAACTTAAAAAGTTGTTTTCGTCACCAGTAGTTGTAAGAAACATTGGTGGAAAACAAATAAAAGTTGTTGATGTAGGACAAATACAAAGATTTGGACTTACGAATCGTAATGACAAATTTACGCGGATGTATTCCACTGTAAATTATGCTTTACGGCAACAACAAGCTCTTTATGGGATGGAAGCGCAACGTCTGCAGTTATTTCGTGACTATGAAGTTATGGATACTGATTCGATTATCGCTTCGGCGCTCGACATTTATTCTGAAGAAACGACAATGAAGAATGAGATGGGCGACACGATTAGAATAAAGGCTGGAAGTGCGAATGTAAGAACGGTTTTGGAAAACTTATTTTATGATATAATGAATGTAGATTTCACCTTACCGACTTGGGTAAGGGGAATGTGTAAATATGGTGATTATTATTTACAGTTAGAATTGGCGAAAGAGTTTGGAGTAACGAATGTATTACCTTTACCTGTTTATGATGTAAAACGAGTAGAGGGTGTTGATCCAAACAAACCAACGGCTGTTCAATTTGTGATTGAAGGGCCGAGCGGGAAAGCCGAGTTGGAATTTTTTGAGGTCGCTCACTTTAGAATGATGACGGATTCTAACTTTTTGCCGTATGGAAAGTCAATGATTGAGCCTGCTCGTAGAGTATGGAAACAACTTATTCTTATGGAAGATGCTATGTTGATTCATAGAATCATGCGTGCTCCTGAAAGAAGAATATTCAAGATTGATGTTGGTAATATTGCTCCAAGTGATGTTGATTCTTATATGAGAAAAATCATTACTCAAGTAAAGAAAGTGCCTTACATTGATCCACAAACGGGTGAATACAACCTAAAATTCAACTTACAAAACATGACAGAAGATTTTTATCTTCCTGTTCGCGGTGGTGATAGTGGAACGAGTATTGAATCACTTCCTGGAATGAGTTCTGAGGGTCAAATAGACGACATTGAATATTTGAGAAACAAGTTAATGGCTGCCCTAAAAATACCTAAAGCGTTCTTGGGATATGAAGAACAAATTGGAAGCAAGGCAACATTAGCAGCTGAGGATGTTCGTTTTGCCAGAACGATTGAAAGAATTCAAAAGATTCTTATATCTGAGTTAACGAAAGTGGCTCTTGTTCATTTATACATTCAAGGGTTTGAGGGGAATGATTTAGTTGATTTTGAAATTGAACTTACAACGCCTTCAATTATTTACGAACAAGAAAAAATTGAGTTGTGGAATTCCAAGATAGGTTTAGCCAGGGACGCTAAGGATACGAGAATGTTAAGCATGGATTGGATTTACGAAAACATTTTCAACTTTACGGAAGATGAAATAGCGACTGAAAAGAAAAATGTTGTTGATGATACGAAACGAACATATAGAATTCAACAGATAGAGGAACAAGGGAACGATCCTGCTATATCAGATCAAGGTTTTAGTGGAGAAAAGGACAACACATTTGGCGAAAACAAAAACTTTAATCTTCATTACGATGAAGAAAAAGAATATGTGCCAGTGAAACCGTCTGAAGATGGTCGCCGAGGAAAAACAGCCAGGACAAGAGATAAAGACGATCCATTCGGCGACGATCCAATAGGTAAAAAGGATTATGATAAAATTTTGAAGTTGGACAATGAAGTTGGATATGACGCGAATAAGAAAAAACATCTATCAAGAAATATAAGAAAAGCAGAATCTGTTTTAGGTAAAACTTTATTGAAATCAAAAAAAGTTATTACTGAAATAGATTTGAAAAAAATAGAAAATTATTTTGTTGATGGAGCAAAAGAAACCACGGAAACTGGTGGTTCTGGTATTGAAAATGAAGAAAATAAAGAATAAATAAAAATGTATTATATTTATATATGGAATTTATTAGGTAAAAAATCTAATAAGGGGAGTATTGATGAAAAGAATTAAACACTCAAAGTACAAAAACACGGGTTTATTATTTGAGCTATTAGTTAGACAAACTACAGCCGATGTTTTAAACGAAAGTAAAAACGAATCTTTTGCGATAAAAGTGATAAAGAAATACTTTGGCAACGGGAAACCATTAGCCAGGGAATTATCTTTATATAAGGGATTAATGGATACAAAATTTACATCGGAAAATAGAGCAAAAGAGTTAATTGAAGAATCTATTAATTCACGGAAAAAGATTAGTAATTTATCTTTGAAAAAAGAGAAATATAATCTCATCAAAGAGATTCAGGATAACTATAATATCGACGAATTTTTTAGAAGTAAATTACCGAGTTATAAGAATTTCGCTTCAATTTATCAATTGTTTGAATCTGCAACAAATGAGGAAGGCGAATTATTACCTGCCGATAAAGTTCAATGTACATCGACTCTTATAGAACACGTAACTGGAAAACAACTTAAACCCATCAAACCAATAGAAGTTAGAGAAAATGACAAGGTTCTTGAAGAATATAAGAAAATGACTGAAGACCTTAGATTGCTTACTTACAAAACAATGTTAGATAAATTTAATACTAAATATGAAGGTTTGGATGATGCTCAAAAAAATCTACTTCGTGAATTTATCTATAATGTTTCGAATACAAATTCCTTTAGAGATTATGTTGATAAAGAAGTTGATAGAGTAAAAAGTGACGTAATGACATTTATTCCTAAAATAGAAGATAAAACGACACGGATAAAAGTTGAAGGTGTCATTCCTAACATAGATAAATTAAAACGTGGTAAAGTGGTCAATGAAAATCAACTTATTCAACTTATGAGATATTTTGAACTTTTAAAGGAAGTCAAGAAAGTTGTTGAATGTCCTAAAAAAGGCGTTCTACAAAAAGCTGTTGCTAATAAAAGGATAACGGAGAAAGTCAATGGCTAATAAACGATTTTGTCCTAAATGCGGAGAAGAAATATTATATTCAACAAAATATGTTAAAATTAGGGCAGAAAAGCGAAATACAAATTGCTTATCGTGTGCGATGACAGGAAGAGTTTTTTCTGATAAACATAAAAAAAATATGAGTAAAAATCATAAAGGAATGTTAGGAATAAAACAATCTGAAGATGCGAAGAAAAAAATCAGAAAATCTCTTAAAGGAAAAAAACGAGAATCTTTTACTGATAAACATAGAAAAAATATAAGTGAATCTAAAAAAGGAAGCGTGCCTTGGAATAAAGGTCTAACTAAAGAAACGAATGATATTGTAAAAAAAATAAGTGAAGTCAGAATAGGACAAAAACGTTCAAAAGAAACAAAACGAAAACAACGATTGTCCGCGATAAAAAGAATTGAAAAAAATAAATTTAACGGTGGTCAAATGACTCCAGGATATAATCCTGTTGCATGTAAAATTATAGATGAATATAATAAAAAACACGGTTTCAATTTTCACCATGCAGAAAATGGTGGCGAAGTTTGTATTGATGGATATTGGCCGGATGGATTAGATGAAAAACGAAAAACTATAATAGAAATCGATGAATCACGACATTATAAAAATGGGACATTAAAAGAAAAAGACATTCAAAGACAACAATATCTTGAAGGCTTAGGATATAAAGTAATTAGAATAAAGATTTAGGAGATAAAAGATGGCTAAAAATGGCGACTATGTAAAAATAAATGAGTTAGATGTATTCCAAAAACACCAAAAAGCTATAGCGATAAAGACATTGAAATATAGTGATCAAGGTGCATTTATAATGGGTGGAATGACAAAGGATGAAGCGAGAAAGTTTCTCAAATCTATTGGATATAGCGACAATCAAATCAAGAAGTTAGAGGAATCAAAACTCAGTGAAGCAAAAGTTCATGTGGGAACTAACATTAAAGGTCGTCCAGTAAAGGGCAGCAAAACAGCTCAAAATTATTTACCGAAAACGTCATATAAAGTTGAGAAAAAAGGAAATACCTACATTTTTACCGCAAGTGATGGTTATCAATATGAAGTTGAATCGGGTGAATATAAAAAATTAAAAGAATCAAAACTCACTGAAAATGGTTTGCGTCAAGCGATACGCGCAATGATTGAGCAAGAGTTAGATCAGTTTGACATTGAGGACGAGGAACAAGATAAATGTGATATCGGGGAATGTGAAATTGAATGTGTAGAATGTGATAAAAACGAAAGTTGCGACAAATATAAAAAAGAAGAAGAATTAGATGAAACGAGTTCGGTAGCTGCTCAAGGTGGTCAAGATGGATATCAAACACCTTATGCTTTTGCTGGACGAGATAAAGCGAAGCAGAAACAGAATGCTGAGCAACTTGGATACAAGTTAGTGAATCAAAATCTTGAAGAAAGAGATTGGGATGATATAATAAATGCGAGGAAAGAGGCATTAGTTTATCGCCGAAAGTTCGCTGAAATGAAAACTCGTTCAGGATTAAATGAAGCAGCCAATCCAAAAAAGGGAAGAAAAAGTTTTTATACTATGGATAATGTAGGAAAACGTGGAAATTATACCATTAATGCTTATGATGGAAAAGCAACACATAAAGATGGTAGCCCTTTTTATGATATAAGAATTTTTAGAGATAAGAAAAAATATCAAACAGCAATGAAAGATTTGACGAGTAAGGGATATGTGGAAGAAAGTGTAATCAAAGAAGAAGTCAGTCAACAAGTGAAAGACGATGTAACCGCTTTACTGAAAAGCTATGGTGGAAAGGAAGTACCTGATGATAAAGTGCATGCGATTGCTGACAAGCATGGTATTTCACCACATGAGTTAGAATCATTTATTTATAGTTTAGCATCACAGCATGTAAATGAAGGAACGCACGGAATCGCGAAAATCTATATTGGTGAGAATCCTTATTGGTTAAGAAAAATGGGTGACACGACACATTTTCACATGGCGAATTCAGCTAAAGGAATAAAAACTGGTGGAGTGACATATCATATTGGACAACATAGAGATGAACTATATTACAATGATCTTGTAAAATGGCTTAAAGGTGTGGGAAAGATAAATGGTAAAAAATATACGGATTTTTTTAGACAATTATCTAAAATTGAAAGTATAATAGAAGATAAAAAAGATATAACGAATTTAAAATCCGGCGATTTAGTTTATTTAAAAAAAGGTAAAGATCGGGGAAAGGTTGTACATTGGATAGATTCGACGAAATTGCTTATAAAAACTAAATCAGGACAGCGCGTTGTTAATTTAAGTGCTATTGATGCGGTTCGCGAATCGAAAGATGAATTAACTGAAGGTCGCCGTGGAGCGTATCACGAATATCGTGACGATGGTGATAAGACGCCTCGCCAAAAGATCGGCGAATCACTTAGAAATGTAAGAGATCAACTGACTGAAATAGAAAAAACGATTGACCTGAATCTTCGTTTAAAACAAGAAACAGGAATCAATATTCAACAATACTGGAAAAATACGCATCGCGCTCTAAATAAAATCAACGAAAGAATGACGCAAATTATTAATAAGATACGGAGATTCTAGATGAATACGACAAGATTAAAAGAAATTATTCGTGAAGAAATTCAAAGTTTAAATGAAGATGTTTTAGCGAATAAAGTAGAAAAACTAACCAAAGCATTAATAATGGTTATGAGTAAGACTGGTTGGACAAAACAAGAAGCTGAAAACCTTTTAAAATAAAAGAGAAAATAAATGGATAAAAAACTTTGGTATAAAATGTTAGGTAAAGAGGACGCTTATAATCGTTCATTATATTATAAGATAAATGAAGCATTAGAAGATACTGCAAAATATAAACTTGATTTGGATGGCGGTAAGATATTTTTATTTGGAAAGTCAAAGAATGTTTTAATAGGAAATCCAGACAAAGATTACATAACTTTGACTAAGGATGAGTTAAAAAAAATATTTAATTTCGCCAAGAAAAATGGAGCGATTTAATGCCGATAAAATTGAAGAAAATTATTGATGAAATTGTAACTCCACTTGATAGAAAAATGGATATACACACCGATGGTAACTATTTATTGAGAAGAAAGACGACTGGCCAATATTATGCTGGTGGAAATATACATACACCAACAACGACAATGAATAAAAATAAAGCATCAACATTAACTGGAAATGAAATAAAGAACATAAAATATAACTGGCCTATGAGTTGGGATTTGATTGATTTGAATAAAGATGCCGATAAAGATAATATGGGTGGAATAAGAGTTAATGAACTTAGTTTTAACGCTGATATGTTGAATAAAGTACACGGTGATGTAATGAATTTTTTGAGTAGTGAACATAAGAAACTTGGATATGCTAACCCACTTGATACTTATCATTTATTACAACAAGTATTGGGTTCTGATAAAATATTGAGTAAAGTAAAAGGGATACGATAATGAAAATCTCAAAGTTGAGAATAAAAGAAATAATACGAGAAGAAATGATAAGAGAATTTCAGGGACTTCCATCACAGGGTAAAATGTTTATTAGAGTAAATGATAAAAAGAGAGCGTTAAAGTTTCTCAAGAAAATGGATATAAAATTTACTTCTGAAGAACCAAACTTACATGGTGCTACATGGTATAACAAAGACAAGATCGTAGCAGAACTGGACAAACATATGTTAGTGATTTTTGAGGAGCGACAAGTACAACAAAATAGATTAGATGAAGCATTAACGAGTAAGGATTATGCAGAGATAAAAGATATAATAAGAGCTGAAATTGCTGCGGTCTTTTTTGATTTATTCAAAAAACGCGCGATGTGGATTTAAGGGGAAATGATATGAAACGTTCTGAATTAAAAAAAATAATTAAAGAAGAAATAACTAAATTTATGGAATCTGGATGGGAATATGATATTGAAGCGTATAGACCAAAATTAAATAAGGAAAAAGAAACTATAACTTTTGTTAATGATGCTGAAACCAAAAAAGCATTATCTGCTTTGGCGAAAAAAAAGATAAATGCTACGCGAGTTGGCAAGACTTTAAAATTTTTGAATACACACGACTTCAAAAAGGCGCAAACAATGATAATAGTATAAATGGAGAATCTAAATGAATAACAAAGAGTGGAAAAAATTATTTCGTGAAAATACATTAAACGAGCAAGCAAAATTTACAACACTTAAAAAAAGTGGAGATGTAAAACTTCAACATGCTATTCGTCATGATGGTAAAGAATGGTTTCGTGTTGAAATGCCAGGCGGAGTATTTGTTTTTGATATAAATGAAAAAAGAGAAGCCGAAGAAAAGTTTAAAGAAACAGTTAATTTTTTAAAAGGTATGGAAAGAACCAAATAATCGGAGAATATAGATGAATAAAGCAACAATTATTATTAACGATGGGCAATTAGAAAGTGGGCAGAAATTTGCTAAACAAATATTAGCGGAGTATATGCCTTTACAAATAGGTGGTGGAGTAATTCGTGAATCGATGAAACAGCATGATGGTCGAATTTTAATCAAGGGCATATTACAACGTGCAGAAGTACAGAATCAAAATGGTCGTGTATATCCGCATCAGATTCTCGCCCGAGAGGCGAAAAAATACGAAACATTAATAAGTGAAAAAAGAGCGTTAGGTGAATTAGATCATCCAGATTCTTCTGTTGTAAACTTATCAAATGTTAGTCATAATATAGTTGAGATGCATTGGGAAGGTAAAGATTTGATTGGAACGATTGAGGTATTGAATACTCCAACCGGAAAGATTTTACAAGAGTTATTGAAAGGCGGTATTCTTGTTGGTATATCTTCTCGTGGTCTTGGTTCTGTACAAGAAGCTGAAGGTAGTGCGATTGTCCAAGATGATTTTGAATTGATTGCGTTTGATATGGTAAGTAATCCTTCAACGCACGGTGCGTTTATGAAACCTATTCATGAATCTGTGGATAAATATGGTCAAGTTTGTGTAAATAAATTTTGTAGGATTCAAGAGTTGGTAACTGAAATTTTAATAGATATGGGAGAATAATTATGATTTTTTTAGATAAAATTATGTTAAGATTGAAAGAGTGGATTGTTGATGCGCAAGAATTTTCAGCAAAACGTTGGGGAACAATTTGGGTAATATGTGCGTTGGTTGCGGGTGGTGGTTTATTGTCAGCATTTTTTGGTTGGGGATTTGCTTTTTTTGTGCCTGCGTGGCTTGTTTTTGTTGCTTATATGTTAAAGAGAAAATATAAAGGATAAATGATTTTTATTCAGGGAGTTGTATAATGAAAGATAAAAAGAAAGCAGAAATGTTTACTGGCATAAGTTTTAAATGGAGAGATTTTCGCCTTCAAGATTTGACTGAAGAAAAAATAAATGAAAGTACATATACATTTGATTCAATTATGAAATTCATTAAAGATAATGAAGACTATTGGACTAAACACGGGGGCGGCGACGATAAATTTAATATTCCAAAAATTGTAATTCATGGGCCTGGTTCAAACACAAAATGGTTAGATATATCTTATGATGCGCTTCGTGAAATAGCGAAAATACTAAAGAAATATAAGTAGGAGTAATAAAATGGCGACAAAAAAGAAACAAAAACTTGATGAAGGAATGGTAATGATTTCTTCTTTACTTCCTGTTGGTGGTTTGATTGGTATGCCTCCAAAACGGAAAGATAATTTCGTATTTAAGGGTCTTCCTGGTCAATTTGATAAAGATGGAAATAAAACTCTTGATGAATATGGTGATCCGTTAAAAGAGGAAACTGATTTCATAGCATTTTATGCTGGTAAGAAAACGCCTATTAAGGGAACGGATTTATGGGATGCTAAGAAAAAAGCCATTGCCCTATTGAAAATCCCTAAATCAAAGCAAGGATTATTAGCCATCAAATCTAAAAAATCAATGGACGCTGGAGATTTTAGATATGAAGGTAAAGTAAACGAAGTCAGTTCAAAAAATGTAAAAGAAGTAGTTGGTTTGTTGAAAGATATTTTAAGTGAATTTGGTCATAAAAGCCAAGTATTATTGTCAATGGATAGAATTCAAGAAATGTATAATTTATTGAAATAAAATGATAAATATACCTGTAGAAATAGGCGACACGATTTTAACCGGAAAGTTTAAGAATAAAGTAACCGTTGTAAAGGAGATTGGAATTGACGATTATGGGATGCCAACGATAAATGGTAAAAAAGTTGTCACATTTCGTATAAAGAAAAAAGAAAAACAAGGAGAAAATAAAATGGCGACAAAAAAGAAAGAAAAATTAGAAGAAGGATTAGTAATGATTTCTTCATTATTACCGGTTGGTCAACTTATTGGTATGCCACCGAAAAGAAAGGACAACTTTGTATTCAAAGGATTACCTGGTCAATTTGACAAGAATGGTGTAAAAACTCTTGATGAATTCGGCGATCCGATAAAAGAGGAAAAAGTTGATGAAAAATATACAGGTCCTAGAGCTGATCAACATTATAAAAAAATTTTGGATCAAGTGAAAGAAGGTTTGGAAGAATTACAAGATGTTGGTGAGGATTATGGAGTATTTCAAGATGCTAAATACGCCGAAAAAACATTAAAAAAAGTATATGAAATGATTCGTAAAGTTCGCTAAGGAGATAAAAGATGCCAGCTAAAAGTAAATCGCAGCAAAAATTTATAGGCTTGGTTCATGCGGTACAAAAAGGTGATATAAAACCAGATGATGTATCCGCGAAAGCCCAAAAAGTGGCGAAAACAATGAAAAAGAAAGATGTAACGGATTTCGCTAAAACAAAGCATAAAGGACTTCCTGAAAAAGTACCGGAAAATTACATTGTCGATGAAAATACACTAACGGATTTACCTGATGATGTTGAGTATGGCTACACGAGAGATGGAGTTGTCCAATGTATAGCGTCAAAGAATATTTGTTTAACGAGAATGCGGACTGACAGAGAAAGAAATCCTGGTTCAAAGTTTCAGTTCATTTATTCGCCGACACAACAAGTTGGCGAAATGTTTGAAAGTATAACTGAAGCGAAAGAGAAAGCCGGAGATATGGCTCACGACATTTATTCAAGAATCGCAAATGGAAAAAGAGCGTGGGATGTGGTTGCTCAATTTGGGTTGAGTCACATTTCTGCTAATGATAAAGAATATGATCAAATACTAAATGTATTCAATAATTATAGAAAACTTGGAAAAGACAAATCAGTCGCCATTTTGACACAAGCATTAAAGACGAGTAGGATAGCTGAGGCCTGGGTATCTGGAGGCGACAAAAAATATGATAGAAACAATATACCTGATGGAACAACCGTAAAAGTGGTATATGGGAAACACGAAGGTAAAATTGGAAAAGTTGTTGATGATGCTCCAGCTGACGGGTATTCAATAGTAAAAGTGGGTAGTGATAAATCTTATTATCATAATAGTGATTTACTTGTGAAAGAAAATAAAATGAACGAATCAAAGTTTAAGATTGGTGATGTAGTTGCAAATAAAAGAACAAAGTGGATAGGTATAGTTAGATCTGAGGAAGATCGAGGAGAATTAAGAACTGATGCTGATGGTATGGTATACATTAAAAATTTAGAAAAATATGATCCTAAAAAACATAAAAATTATCATATTGCTCCAAGCACTAAAAAGGAAATTGGAGAATCCATAATGAATGAAATAAAATCCGATCAAGATATGGCAAAAGATGGGCTCAGGTATGGTAAGAAAAAGTATAAATATGATGCTAAAAAATTAAAAGATTTGGCGAAAGATTTATTAACATATATCAAATCTGGTGAAATAGACGACGAGCTAAGTATAGAAGCGTATATTGATTTTCGTCACGATGAAATCTCGATGGATGAAGGACAATTTATGGGTAGTATTGTGTCTGATGCTCGTGCATTATCATCTGGTACAATGGCAAGTTTAACTGGAAAACAAAAACACGATGAAATACAAAAAATACAAAACGATTTTGTAAAATTTGCATCACAAAATAAAACTAAATACAAAAATTGGCATGATGCATGGAGAGTATTTTGGAAACGAAACGAAATAAAAGAAGTTATTCGTGGAGTTGTAAGAGAAGTGTTGAATGAAAAAGTTGAAAAATCGGTGGTTGAAGCCGCGAATCCGAAAAAAGGAAGAAAAAGTTATTATACTATGGACAATTTAGGAAGCTCAAAATATAGTATTTCTTATTATGATGGAAAAGCAACACATAAAGATGGAAGCCCTTTTTATGGTATAAAGCTTTTTAAAAATAAACAAAATTATCAAGATGCAATTAAAGATTTAACGAAACAAGGATATGTGGAAGAAAGTGTAATCAAAAAATAAATAGGAGCATTAAAATGGCGAAAAAGAAATTAGTAGAACTTTTCTTTTCTAAGAAAGAGTTAGAAAATGTAAAGAAAGAAAAAAAATTACTCAAAGAGAATTATTTTGAGCAAGATCAAAAAATTCCTGATGATGTAAGAGAGAGAATAATAGGCTCAATCAAGGAATACAATAAACTTGGTAAGCAAATTTATCGTGAAGGCAATCTCGTCGATTTGGCGAAAAATTTAAGTGAAATCGCCATTTTTGCGGAGAGATTTACTAACGAAAACACCGAGAACTGGTTTGATGGTGTAACAGTCCAAAGGAATATGAAAGAGTTGAAAACTTTTGCGGGTGAATTTGGCAAGGTCGCCGAGGCTGTTCAATCACATCAAGATCGTATGAGTTCGTTATATGAGGATATGGGTCATATTCTTAATAGGTATTTTGAGATTGCTTCAGTTGCTGAGGAAGCACCGACAATGACGGCGAATGCTGACACGACATTATCACAAGGGGATCGGGCGAAAGTAAATATGAATGTAGTTAGAAAACATGATCCAACACCAAAAAACATAAATCGGGTTCAACACGAAATCAAAAAAGGCAATGGAACGGTAAAGATTTATGAAATCAAAGGTAAAATTGCTAAAGTTGGTGGCGGTGATATTGGTCTTTTTGAAGTAGAAGTTCCTGTAAATTCTCTTACAAAAGTGTTTGGTCGTATTTATGAAGTTGCACAATATGATGAAAATAAGATGAAAAAATTTGTAAAAGAGGATAAATTTTTATCGGCTCAATATAAAACTGGTACTTCATTAGAAGTATTATTCAATACTTATGTACTAGGTGATTCAGTGCAAGAAAGAGAATATAATAAGGTTAAATAATGTCACAAAAGACGGGAGGCAAGATGCCAATAACGGTTGATGAACTAAGATTTAGAGGTTATTATGTAGAATTAAATCCAAAGATTGATAATTTAAAAGCGTTAGATTTTGCGTTGAAAAAATTAAAAAAAATGATAAAAGACAGTGATATGATGTTAGATATACAAAGGACACAAGAATTTACGAAGCCGAGTGCGAGAAAGAGGGAAAAGAAATCAAAAGCGAGAGCGCGTCAACGAAGTGAAACACGGCGACAATGTATGTAATGGATAAAACCTAAAAAGTTTCTTTATTTTCTTTACAAAACGTCTAAAAACAGACGTTTTCTTTTTTCACATATATTTATATACGATTGAAAAATCATACCTACCTAAATACACTATCCTATATAGTGTAACGTAGTAATTTTTATAATGTCATTGACACTCCAAATAGTGTTAAATTCCAACTAAAAATATTGGAGAAAAGTAATGAGTAATTTACTTAAAGAAGCTATTGCTGACGCAAGAGCTATGAGAGAGATGGCTGTTAAACAAGCTAAAGCTGCTCTTGAGGAAGCTTTTGAGCCACAAATTCATTCTGTTATTACCAAAAAGATTCAAGCCGAAATGGAAGGCGACGACGAAGAAGAAGAAATGGAAGTTGACGAAGACATCGAAGTTGGTGCTGATGAAGACGAACACGAAGATGCCAAAGAAAACTCCGGATTGACTGAAGTTGAAGATACTTCTGATATCGGACAAGGTGATAATAAAGAACCATCTAAAGCGTCATCTGAAGAAACTACTGACGATCCGGGTGGAGAACAAGAAGTACAAGATGGTCACGAAGATGCTAAAGAGAATTCTGGTTTGACTGAAGACGAAGAAGCTGATGGTGAAGATGTTGAAGAAGATGATCTTGAGTTTGAAGCTATTATTAAAGAACTTGAAGATGAAACTGAAGACGAAGTTGAGGAACCTGAAGTTGAAATTGAAGATGAACTTGGTGAAGCCGATGATGATGATGAAGAACTTGACATTGAAGTTGAACCGGAAGCCGAAGTTGCTCCTGAAGATGAAGTTGCTCCTGAAGCCGAAGTTGAAGATGAAGTGGAAGATGAAATTGAAGTGGAAGAAGAAGATGAAATGACACCTGAAGACGACGACGATGAAGAACTTGATCTAGAAGCTCTTATGGGCGAAACTGAAGATGAAGACGAAGATGATGTCGAAAAAGTTGATGCTCTTGAAAACAAAGTATCTTTTCTTATTAAAAAACTTGGAGAAGCTCTTAAAGTAGTCAAATACCAAAAGAATAGACTCAACGAAGTTAACATTTTAAATGCGAAACTTCTTTTCACGAATAAAGTATTTCGTGGTTTTAACCTTGACAACAAAGCCAAAGTTAAAGTTATTGAAAATTTTGATCGTGCGAAAACAGTTCGTGAAGTAAAATTGATTTATGCTACACTTATGGAAAATCTTGCGGTCGGCGAAAAGAAAAGTGCAAAAACGGTTAAACGTTTAGTTGAAGGCGCTTCATCTGTTATCAAAACAACGGATTCTACAAAGAAAATCGTCAACGAAGATAATGAAGTGAAAAGCCGTGTTCATAAACTTATGGGACGGGCTGATTTAATATAACCCTGAAATGAATACGGAAAAAATTAATATTTAATGGAGAAATAAAATGAGTAAAACATTATTTAATTTACAAAAACTTATGGAAGGCCAAAATCCTTACGATGCCCTTCTTGAACAAACTCGCGGGTTAGTCAAGAAATGGGAGCCAACAGGCCTTCTTGATGGTATGAAAGAAGAACATGAGATTTACGGTATGGCTATTCTTCTTGAAAACCAAGCTCGTCAATTACTTGACGAAGTTTCACAAACTGGTGGAGCTGGAGCAGAACAATGGTCTGGTGTCGCTCTTCCTTTAGTAAGACGTATTTTTGGTGAAGTTGCTGCCAAAGAATTCGTTTCTATTCAACCTATGAACCTTCCTTCCGGTCTTGTTTTCTATATTGATTTCAAGTACGGCGGTGGAACACAACCTGGTTTTACCCAAAATGCTTCTGTTTTTGGTGGATCGGGTGTTGGTAAAACCCCTGGAACAACTGATATTGCTGAAGGTGGTCTTTACGGTGCTGGTCGTTTTGGTTATTCTATCAATGATGTTACTGTTGGTGGTGTTTCCGCAACCGGTTCAACTCCTACTGGTAATACTTTTTCAACTGGAACTGTTGCTTGGGGTGATATTCACTTTACT